GACTTTGAGCACAAGAACTTTAAGATGGTTGATGAGTATGTTCATAAGGACTCAAAGGGAAATAAGTTTCTTTGTATTCATGGAGATAAGTATTCGGAGTATTCTTCTGGGTCTTGGAAGCAATTAATGTTCAATAAAGGATATGAATTAATTACACCATTGAGTATTTGGTTGGAAAGGTTCTTTCGGTTTTCTTTGGTTTATGCTCTGAAGAATAGTGTAAGAGGAAAGAATTATATCAATCAATATGAAACCGATATTGCATCCTATTGTGCTCAAAGAGATGCGAAGTATTCTGGTGTAATTTGTGGGCATATACATTCTGGAAATATTCGTAACTTTGGTAAAATCACTTATATGTGCTGTGGTGATTTTGTGGATACTTGCTCTGCGATTGTGGAAAAAAATGGTATTTACGCACTTGAAAAATATAAATGATAAGTTCGGAAACATCTTATAAACTAGCACACTTCATAGCATTCGGTATCTTCCTTTTTCTTTTGTCCCTCACACAGGACCACTAAGAAAACTGGCACACCACTCCCCACTCTGTTTAATTCTGTGCTATAATAACCTTATACTGAATGATTCTAAATGACCACTCCCACTCTCGATCAAAAATTTCAAACGGTTATTAACAAGAACACCTGGGTTCTTTTCAATAAAAAATTTGAAGATAAGGTTGACACAAATATTGAAAGACTAATTTCAGAAACTGTTGAGTTGCAACTAGAACTTAAAAAATATGGTTGCAATGAAAAAGTAATTGGTGATCTTATAGAAAAAAATAATGGACTTTTATTACTATCAACCTATACCACATTGTCTTTGGAACATTTGCAAGGCATAATAACACGTATTAGATTAGAACATGAAGAAGACTACAACACTTTTTTCAACAAGGATAAATGGAATACTGATATATTTGTGAATAATAAGATTAAAAACTGGGGTATTGAAAAAATTAAAAAATTGATACGAACAAATAAATATTTTAAAGAATGTATTGTAAAAATATTCATTAATGGTTATGACAATCTAGAATTAAAAAATTATTCAGATACAATAAATGCCATTATTACTATTGATCCAGTAATTATGGATATTATGTTTAGACAGAAACTAAAAGGTAGTAATGCTGCAAAAAAAGAAAACAATGCAGAACTTAAAATAGAATATATCTTAAATCGGCACAATATTCCCTATACTAGAGGAGATCTCCGCCTACTATTTGAGAATGAAAAAATTCGTAAAAGGACATCGGATTTTATTATTGGTACTAAAGATAATCCACTACTTATTCTTGAGTCTTCTTATCAGCACACCACTAGTTCTTCTATGGGGGATAAGGCAAAAGCAGAAAATGGTGTGACAGATCTTATCAAAAAACACTATCCTAAAGCAAAATTTGTGGGATTTATTGATGGTGTTGGTTGGATTAATAGAGATGAAGATCTTAAACGACTGTGCGAAGCTTTTGATGATGTTTATACTTTTCATGATAACGAACTGAAACGTTTTGAAGAAACACTAAAAGAAATTTTTCCAGAATATTTTTAAAATGATTGAAAACTATCTTAATAAAATTACTGTCGGAGACTGTCTAGAACTTCTTAAAAAGATTCCAGACGAATCTGTTGACATGACCTTTGCTGATCCTCCTTTCAATCTAAAGAAAAATTATAAAAATTATCATGATTCTCTTGAGGTTGAGGAGTATCTCAAATGGTGTGACGAATGGATTACTGAGATGGTTAGGATTACTAAACCAACAGGGTCTATTTTTATTCATAACATTCCAAAGTGGCTTACATATTATTGTCAGATTTTGAATGAGAAAGTACATTTCAAACATTGGATCTCTTGGTATGCTCCAACAGCACCAATGGGTAAAAGTTTACAACCTGCTCATTACGGAACTCTTTTCTATGTGAAGAATCTTAAGGAAGCAAAGATCTATCCTATTCGTATGCCTCATGAAAGAGAAAGAAAATCTACTTATCTTAAGAAGGACTATGGTGGAAAGAAAGATCAAATTCATCCCTTTGGACCTTTAGTTCCTGATGTGTGGAATGATATTCATAGAGTAAAACATGGCAAATATAGAGATGATCATCCATGTCAGTTACCCGTTCCTTTATTGGAACGACTGATTCTCATGACTACGGATGAAGGTGATATTGTTTTAGATCCTTTTATGGGATCTGGTACAACTGCAGTAGCTTCTAAAAAACTGGGCAGAAATTATATTGGATTTGATTTGAGTGAAGAATATAAAAAAATTGGAGAAAACAATTTGTCTAAAGTTGAATCCGATTCAAAAGTCGGAGATTGTTGGATAAGTTATCACTTAGGTGAAGTTAGAACCATAAGGGATAAGGATTGGGAAGATCTTAAGGGGCATTTTGATATTCCGGCAAATATGAAAGATATTGATTTTGTCAAAGTTAAACTAACAAATAAAAATAAAAATATCTATGATATCCTCAACAACTCCATATAAACTCGCAGAGATTATCAGAGATACTTGGCCACAACTTTACAGATCGATGAAAAGGGAGTATAATAATCAAAAGACTTCAAAAAATGAAAAAGTATAATACCGAAGATTATTTTTCCGTCATTGAGACTAAGACTGGTAGGAAAATTTTAGACTGTGGTGAAGAACAAGATGCACTGGCAATGGTTGCCTTTGACCCTGCTAATCGGTCAATCTTAAGAAATAAGTTTCTGATGGGTCAGGTGATTGATGTAGTGATGCCCAAAGCACTTCCAACCAATGAAATTGCCATCAATACTAAACCTTATCAAGAGCATCAAGATGAATGGATGGTTGAGAAAATCAATCAATTGCCTCAAATCAAACTACCAGAAGGGCAACAAAAACCCGTAGTCGTATGATGCAAAATATAAATTGGTTTAATGTTTTCTTTGATTTGTATATCATTTATTGGGGATTTAATTATGGGAAAAATAAGGAAGAATGAATCATAAGACAACATTATCCGAACAGTTTCATTATATTTGGATTTGTCTAAAAGAAACCATCTCAATAACTCTAAATAATCATAAGTCGCAGTAACTTATGGGACCTCTCCATTCGCCTAAAGAGTATCTATTTAATCTTTGTACAACAAGTTCTGGGGATGCTAAACGAATATGGAGAAAAGATATCAAAGAGAGTTGGGATCATAAGTGTGCCTATTGTGAGTCGGAAGATAATCTTACAATAGACCACATAGTTCCTCAATCAAAAGGTGGATTAGATACTACTACGAATGTAGTATGCTCTTGCCATTCTTGTAATCAATCCAAAGGGCACGAGCACTGGAAACTATGGTATGTTCAGCAGGATTTTTATAGTGAAGAACGATTTGATAAAATAGAAAATTGGATGAAACCTCCATTACCAACTAATCTTTATTCTTATCGTCCAAGAAAAAATAATGCCTCATAAGGTTTTATAAATAAGTCAAAGGCAGTATATACTGTCTGATTTTGGTAAATACCGAATGCGATAAATGTCAATTCCGATAAGGATAAAAAGATCTGCCGTACCTGGTAAAAGACCGACAACAGGTCAACTCTTAAGTGCTGAATTAGCATATAATACTTACGATGGTGAGTTAACTGCTAAGAGAGAGCGTTCTGGAATAGGAACTGATATCATTCGCATCGGTGCAGGAGCAACAGTTACTAATATTTTATATGTTACGAAAGATGGAAGTGATACCAATACAGGAAGAAAACTTGGAGACGCAAAAGCAACCATCGGAGCAGCCATCACAGAATCTGGAGCAGGAACTGTTATTAAAGTTAGTGCTGGAACTTATATAGAAAATAATCCACTCATAGTTCCGGCACAGGTTTCGATTGTAGGTGATAGTTTAAGAGAAGTCTCTGTTTCACCGCAAAATGCCGGAGAAGATTTATTCTATGTGGGAAATGCTAATTATATTGCAGAAATGTCTTTTACCGGATCTCTGAATGCTGGTAAGGCAATTTTTGCTTTTAATCCAAATAAACCAGAATATAATAATGCATCTCCTTATGTTCAGAACTGCACAAACTTTATTCCAAATAGTATTGGAATGAAAATTGATGGTTCTAAATCAATTGGACTCACAAAATCAATGGTGGTTGATTCTTATACTCAATACAATCAGGGTGGTATTGGAGTTTCAATCACAAATGAAGGTTATGCCCAGTTAGTATCACTCTTCACAATTTGTGATGAAGTTGCAATTTTCTGTGGTAGTGGTAGTGCCTGCGATTTAACTAACTCCAATTCATCTTTTGGTACTTTTGGATTAGTTGCAGATGGAGTTGGACCAAAAAAATACACAGGTATTATTACAACCGCCGCAGATGCAAATAGTGATACTTTTGTTTTAAATTTAAATGTTCCGACACTTGGGATACAGACTGCTACTTATGATAATAATGTTGGAATTATTACAATCACCACCACCACTAATCATAATTTTAATGTGGGAATGGGTGTAACGATTGCCGGACTTGGATTTACCTGTCCATCTGGACCTGGAATATCTACATTCCCTTCTGGAAACTTTGGATATATCTTTGAGGTTGCTGCTATTGGTGCCGCAAATAGTTTCTCTGCTTATATTGGAGTTTCTACACTTTCGCACACTTATGTCTCTGGTGGAACTGTTAAAATAAATGTAGCAAGACCTTTTGATGGGCAGGTTGTATTTCTTGATGAGTTATATTTTACAGTTGGTGGAGTAACTGTAAGTTCTGGTGGTACAGGATATACACAAAATGTTGATATTACTTTTAGTTCTCCTGATGAACCTTGGGGTGTTCCTGCAACTGCCGTTGGTGAAGTCAGGAATGGTTCGGTGACTAATGTTGAAATGGTCTCAAATGGAAGAGGTTATTCTACAGCACCAACAGTAACTTTTGCTTCTCCTAGTAGTGGTATTAATACTGCAACAGGAACTGCAAATTTGACTCCAACTTATTATTCAATTTTAAGTTCAACTCCAATTTCTGCTGGTATTTGTACCATAACTATTACTGATAATGTTCCTTATGCTGTTGGAGTTGGTAGTACTGTTCCTTTCTTTAAACAAAGTCGTGTATTAGCATCAGGACATTCTTTGGAATACATTGGTTCTGGAACTAATATTAATAGTGCTCTTCCTAATCAGGGTGGAGTTTCAATTCAAGAAAATGAAATTGATATGAGAAATGGTGGTTTGGTTGTGTTTACATCTACAGACCAATCAGGCAACTTTCGTATTGGTGATGGTGTTGTGATTAATCAACAAACCGGAACTATTTCTGGTACTTTTTATTCTAAAAGTTTATTTTCTACAATGACACCATTCATACTCGCACTCGGAGGAGAATAAAAAATGGCATTAGCACTTAATGTATTTCAAACAGTTGTTGGAATTGTATCCACAAGTCCAGTTAATATTTACACTGCACCAGTTGGATATACGGGTGTTGTTCTTTTGGCTCAAGTTGCAAATATTGGTGCAACTTCGCAAGATATTTCACTTTCACATCAAAGAAGTGTAGTTGGAGTAGCAGTAACTACTGAAATGTTAAAACAATATCCAATTTCCGGAAATGATACTGCAAATCTTCTTGCCGGAAAGTTAGTATTGGAAAGTGGAGATAAGTTAGTTTTATCAGGTAGTAATGCATCTAACTTGAAGTTTGTTGGAAGTATTTTAGAAACTCTTAACTAAAATGGCAAAGTATATCAGTAATCGTCAACAAAATCTTAAGATTGGTATTGGTTCTTATACTGAGGATAAAACAGTACTTGAAATTACTGGTAATGTTGGTATTAAAACCGACGATACGCAGGATTATGAGTTATATGTAAATGGTGATATAAAAGTAACTGGAATTGCTACTTTTGGTACAGGAACAATTACGGTTGACGGCAATACTAACGTTATTACTGTTGGAACTGGAGTAACTATTAGTTCTGTAGATGGAATTGATACACCATCAATTAGAGTTGATGTATTGAATGTAGGCAATCTTAATGTAACAGGAGTAACCACACTAGCATCTGCAGGTGGTATTACAACTACTGGTGGTAATTTATTTGTTGGACAAAATTTACAAGTTGCAGGAACTTCCAATTTTATAGGAACTGCAATTTTCAGAGGTGGAAGCATAGGAATTGGTGATTCAACATCTGATAATATAGATGTTGGTGGAGAATTTGTATCAAATTTAGTTCCAAGTGATGATGGTCTTTATGATCTTGGAATTGAAGATAAGAGATGGAGAAATGCAAGATTTTCTGGCCTCACAACAACTAATAACTTATATGTTTCTGGCATCAGTACCTTAGGTATCATATCAGCAACTAATTTAACATCTCAACAACTTAATGTTTCTGGTATTACAACATTAGGTGTTACATCAGCAACTAATTTAACATCCCAACAACTTAATGTTTCTGGTATTACCACATTAGGAATTACTAGTACCACAAACTTAACATCCCAACAACTTAATGTTTCTGGTATTACAACATTAGGAATTACTAGTACCACAAACTTAAGATCTCAACAGTTAAATGTTTCTGGTATTACTACTCTTGGTGTTACTAGTACCACAAACTTAACATCTCAACAACTTAATGTTTCTGGTATTACAACATTAGGTATCACATCAACAACAAACTTAACATCCCAACAACTTAATGTTTCTGGTATTACAACATTAGGAATTACTAGTACCACAAACTTAAGATCTCAACAGTTAAATGTTTCTGGTATTACTACTCTTGGTGTTACAAGTACCACAAACTTAACATCTCAACAACTTAATGTTTCTGGTATTACAACATTAGGTATAGTTACATCAGGAAACATTTACTCTACTGGTGTAGTCACTGCAACACAATTCTCTACTGGTTCTTCTGGTATTACTATTAATACTGATACTATCAGTGGTCCGGCAATTATGTACATTGACCCATCACCAGTCGGTGTTGGAACAACAAGTGGTATTGTAAGAATTAGAGGAGACCTTTATGTAGATGGTACTCAGTTTGTTGTTAACTCTTCTACTATTGAATTAGCAGATTTAAGAGTTGGTATTGCGACTACTGTAGGAACAAGTCTACTTCTTGATGGTGGTGGAATTGGTATTGGTTCCGCTAATATCATTAAGACGATTACGTGGAATCATACTGCACAAGCATTAACTTCAAATGCGGATTGGAACCTTGAATCTGGTAAGCAGTATGAGATTGGTGGAACTCCAATTTTAAGTGCTACTCAACTTACAGTATCAAACATTAATTCAACTGGTGTTACTACTCTTGGTATTACATCAGCAACAAACTTAACATCTCAACAACTTAATGTTTCTGGTATCAGTACTTTAGGTATTACAAGTACCACAAACTTAACATCTCAACAACTTAATGTTTCTGGTATCAGTACTTTAGGTATTACAAGTACCACAAACTTAAGATCCCAACAACTTAATGTTTCTGGTATCAGTACTTTAGGTATAACATCAGCAACAAACTTAACCGCACAACAGTTAAATGTTTCTGGTATCTCTACATTAGGTATCACATCAACAACAAACTTAACATCACAACAACTTAATGTTTCTGGTATCTCTACATTAGGTATCACATCAACAACAAACTTAACATCACAACAACTTAATGTTTCTGGTATTACAACATTAGGAATTACTAGTACCACAAACTTAACATCTCAACAACTCAATATTTCTGGTATCTCTACATTAGGTATCACATCAACAACAAACTTAACATCTCAACAACTCAATATTTCTGGTATCTCTACATTAGGTATCACATCAACAACAAACTTAACATCTCAACAACTTAATATTTCTGGTATCTCTACATTAGGTATCACATCAACAACAAACTTAACATCTCAGCAGTTAAATGTTTCTGGTATCTCTACATTAGGTATCACATCAACAACAAACTTAACATCTCAGCAGTTAAATGTTTCTGGTATCTCTACTCTTGGAGTTACCAGTACCACAAACTTAAGATCTCAACAACTTAATGTTTCTGGTATCTCTACATTAGGTATCACATCAACAACAAACTTAACATCTCAGCAGTTAAATGTTTCTGGTATTACCACATTAGTAATTACTAGTACCACAAACTTAACTTCACAACAACTTAATGTTTCTGGTATCTCTACTCTTGGAGTTACCAGTACCACAAACTTAACATCACAACAACTTAATGTTTCTGGTATTACAACATTAGGAATTACTAGTACCACAAACTTAACATCTCAACAACTTAATGTTTCTGGTATCTCTACATTAGGTATCACATCAACAACAAACTTAACATCTCAGCAGTTAAATGTTTCTGGTATTACCACACTCGCAGCAAATGGTGGTATTACAACAACTGGTGGAGATCTTTATGTTGGTGGTGACCTTTATGTATCAGACGATCTTATTTTTGATGAGTTTACCGCAAGAAATGGGACAATAACTGGAAGTTTAACTTCAAAACAAGTTGCTTCTCAATATTTTGGTGAATTACATCGAAATACTCATACGTCAATTACTATAACAACAGATAATAAAACTTCAAATCACAAGTATAATGGAAGTGGTTCGGCACTTGGATATTATTTTGATGGGGATGAGTCTCCTTATCTTCAGTTTATTCCTGGAAAAACATATAGATTCGATCAGTCTGATTCTTCAAACACAAACCATCGTTTAAGATTTTATTTTGATGTAAATAAAAATCAAGAGTATACTGGTGGAGTAACATCTAGTGGAACTCCAGGAAACTCTGGTGCATATACAGAAATTGTAGTTACTAAAACTACACCAATAGTTCTTTATTATCAGTCAGATAATGATGTTCTGATGGGTAATCAAATACAAACGGTTGGATCGTTTGTATATCTTGCAAATAATGTTGGTGTAGGAACTACAAATCCAGTTCAACAATTCCAAGTTGGAGAAACATTCGTTGTAACATCGAATACTAATGTTGGTGTAGGAACTACAAATCCAACTGCTAAACTTGATGTTATTGGGCATACAGAACTTGATACTCTTAATGTTTCTGTTGCTTCTACAATAGGAAGATTAAATGTTTCTGGTCTTACTACAACTCAAACATTACATGTAAGTTCTGGATCTACATTCAGGGATGATATTACAGTTCTTCTTGATGGAACTTCTGCCATTGGTATCGGAACAACTGTATTTACACCACTATCTGGATATATTGTAGATGTTCGTGGAAATGTTAATATTGATGGAATATTAATTGTTAATGGATCTAATGTTGAAGATAATATAACTTCCGAACAGGGTAATTTCGTTAGTATAGCAGCCACTAACCTTTATGTTTCTGGTATTGCCACGTTCATAAACAATCCGGTAGATATTAAAGCAGGAATTGCAGTCACTGGCGGTGATGCTAATTTTGATAATGGAACTCTATTTGTCGATGCTTCTGAAAATAAAGTTGGTGTTGGAACGACTCTTCCATCTTATACACTTGATATTGTTGGCAGTGTTCATGCGACTGGGTATACATCAACCAGATATTTAACTGTAGGAACTGGTTCAAGTGAATATACTTTCCCAGATTATGATGGTGTAAATGGTGCAGTTTTAAAAACGGATGGAAATGGAAACCTTGATTGGGTCACTAATTCTGCACTGAGACAATCGACAGAAATTACTGCAGGTGCCGGTCAAACAAACTTTACAGTTTCTTATACACCTGGATTAATTGATGCTTTTTTAAACGGTGTAAAACTTGCAAGTTCTGATTTTGTTGGAACAAGTGGGACATCAATTATTTTAAATGTTGCTGCTTCTTCTGGAGACACTTTACAGGTAGTAGCATTTAGCACGGACAGTGTTTCGACCAGAGCAATTCTTGATTATTGGAAGGGTGATGAAGTTGGAAACATATTTAATATTACAGATAACATTGGTATTGGTGTAAGCATTCCATCACAACTTTTTGATGTTGCTGGTGATGTAAGAATTCGTGGAGGTCTTTATGATACTACAAACTCTTCAGGAGATACTCAAGAAGTTCCAATTTCCGACGGGTCTGGCGGATGGGTTTGGTCTTCTGTCCCAACCGCAGGGGTCTCAACTGGTGGTGGAAGCAAGAAAAATGTTCAGTTTCATAATGCTGCCGGTATTCTTGGTGGATCAAATGAATTTAATTTTGATTATGATACATCTAGAGTTGGTATTGGAACAACTTCTCCAACTGCAAAACTAGATGTTAGAGGAGATGTATATATTTCTAATGTTTCTACTTTAGGTACGGTTAAAATTTCTTCGGGTATTATTACTGCAAGTTCAGGAATTGTAACTTATTATGGAGATGGTTCTGGTTTATCAAATCTAAATGCATCTAATCTTTCTTCAGGAATAGTTCCATCTGCAAGATTAAGTGGTCTTTATGATATTAGTATTAGTGGTTCTGTTGCTGGAGATACGATATCAGTTTCTACTGCAACAGTCACAAACAATCTTGTGGTTGGTCCAATTGGATCTGCAACAACTTTTGTAAGAGCAACTGCTGATGGAAATTTAAGAGTTACAGGAATTACAACTCTTGCCCAATTAGTCATTGGAACTTCTGCAGCAGTCACTTCTGTTGATACTAATTTAAGTACAGTATCTGGATCTGATGATACTCTTGCTTCTGCAAAGGCAATTAAGTCTTATGTTGATGCTCAAATTACTGCTCAGGCACTGAGTATTCTAGGTGATAGTGGTGGAACACTTTCAATTGATTTAGATAGTGAGACATTAACGATTGCTGGAACACCAAATGAAATTACTACAGTAGGTTCTGGTAATAGTATTACTGTTGGACTTCCTGATAATGTAACTGTAACAGGAACTTTAACTGCAAATGCAGGTTTTGCAAACACAATGTCTGTTTCCAATACCATTACTGGTACTGGAAGCACCACAGATACAATTACTCTTCATAGTGGTTTAAGTGCATCAATTTATCGTTCTGTGGAGTATTCTGTTCAGGCATCTCAAGAAAACAATTATCATTTCACTAAAATTATAGTTGTTTCTTCCGGAACAACTTCTTATATGACAGAATATGCAACTGTATTTAATAATCAAATAGTTGCGTCATATACTTCGGATATTGCTGGTGCATTTATTCGGTTAAGATCGACAACGGGAACTGCATCAACAACAAATTATGTTGTTAATTTTATTGCCAATAAAATTTAGTTATAAATACTAAAAAAGCAAAGGGGATATTGAACCTTGGCAGATCAGGATTTTAGAGTCAAAAACGGTTTACAAGTTGGAGTTGGTGGAACTGTTCTCACTGCTGATATAGGTGGTAAAGTAGGTATTAACAGTACATCTCCAACTGCAACATTAGATATTCAAGGAACAATTAAGTCCTCTGAAACGATTACTGCTCCAACTTTTGCTGGAACAGCAACAACTGCAAATAATTTATCGAATGCTGCTAATATTACAACTGGGACAATAAGTGCAGATAGACTATCTGGAAATTATAATATCAGTATTAGTGGTTCTGTTAGTGGAGAAACGATTTCGATTGGAACTGTTACAGCATCAAATAATCTTAACGTAGGATCTGGTAATACTGGTGTATTTGCAACTGGTGGTGGAAACTTGCGTGTTTCTGGTATTTCTACATTAGGTATTACATCAGTAACTAATCTAACGTCACAACAACTTAATGTCTCTGGTATAAGCACATTAGGTATTACATCAGTAACTAATCTAACGTCACAACAACTTAAT